TATTGAATCAAATTCTTTATTTAATGTTATCATAATTTTAATATCTGTAGTTTTTACATAATTTATTTTATTATGTAAATCATTTAAATTATTTGAATCATCTTCAAATATATACTGAACTAAATTATCTAAATTAATAATAGAATTATAATTATAATCATTTAATGTATTATTTATTATATCATAATATGGTATAATAGTACTATTTATTTGATTTGTATAATAATTATTATCAATCGTATAAATATTTTTTAATAAATAATTTTCATAATTTTTATTAATTTTACTCATAAAATTAATAGTATTTACAGAATTAATAGTATAATCTGATATATACGTATACAATATATAATTATTTACATCTGTAGCAGTATCTGTAGCAGTATCTGTAGCAGTATCTGTAGCAGTATCTGTAGCAGTATCTGTAGCAGTATCTGTAGCCATAGTAAATTGCATTAATATATTTTTAAAAAAAAGTATATTATATTTATTTGTAATATCAACAGAATTAATTAATATTTGTTTAAAGTTCATATTATTTAAATTTTTTAAATATATTGAATTATATTTTAATATATATTCTATTGTTTTTATAGAATCTGATACATAATATTCGATGTTAACAATTTCACTATTTTCACTATTTTCACTATTTTCACTATTAAATATATCATTAATATCTATTAAATTATTTAAATCTACATTAAAAAAAGAATAAGATGTATTTATAATATTTTGTTGTTCATTATCATATAATGTGCAATATAAACAATAACTATTATTTAAAAATATTATATTATTAATATAATAAATAGTTTCTATCTGTTCCTCTACTATATTAAATATATAAATATATTTATTAACATAATTATAATCTATTATATTTGGTTCATTATAATCTAAATAATTTGTAGAAATTTTTATTTTATATTGTTTTGTAAATGTATTAATTAATTCAATAGAATAAGCATTATTATTTATTTTATAGTTTTTTATTATTAAAATTGAATTTGTAGTATCAAGTATATTATTATTTTTAAATTTAGATAGAGTAATTAACTTATTATTTGTTTTTTCTACATTTGAAAATATAAAATTATTATTATTATTACTTATTAAGTATTTATCATTAGTATTATTGTTATTGTTATTATTTACTTTTATTATGCTAATATCATTATTAATATTAAAATTATAATCTGTATTATAAATTAAATTATTCTTATTTATAAAATTTAATGCTAAATATTTATTATTTATAAAATTATATTGATCTGCTATTGGCATATGAATTAAATTATATAAATAATTAATATATCCTGATAAAACACTAGTTGCAGTATTTATATTTGTATAATAATTATCAATTAATAATTTATTATATGAACTATGAATAATATTTATTTCATAATCATATAAAATAGAACTAATTTTATCATATAATGATAATAAATTTTTATTATTAAATTTATATTTATAATTATAAATATTGACTATATAGTTATTAGTAATAGAATCTGAACTAATTTCTGGTATGTTATTATAAATATTTATTATATTATTTGTATATATTTGATCAATATCAATTTCAATATCATTATTATATTGTGTAGTATTAATAAATTTATTTAAGTCTAATTTATATATAATATTATTATTACTAAATATATAATTAAATAACTTATTATTATTTAATATTTGATTAATTAAATTTAATTTAAATTTTTCATTTATAGAAAAATAAAAATTATAATATTGATTTAAGTTATTACTGTATAATAAATTATTTTTATAATTTATTTTATCTAAAATATATGTACTTTGTAATGAAGAAATTTCAAATTTTAATGTTATATTATTAATAAATGAACCATGATTATTAATATTAATTTCATTTATTTCTCCAAATTTACATGTAAATGTACTTTTATTAGTAATAGTATCAATACTAAAATTAAAATACTTTAAATAAACTATACGAAAAAATGTAATATCTGATACATTAGATTTTAAAGTTATATTTGTATTATGATAAAGTTGTAATAGGCTTCCTATCATTATATATATATATAATTTTATTTATTTAAATTAAATAATATCCATTTTTTATTTTAAATTCTTTATATTCATTACTATATATATTTATTATAATATTATCATTAGAACTATATTGTAGTAAATTTTGAATGAATATGGGATTAAATTGTAATTTTATTTCTAATAAATTATCAGATGTTAAATTAATATGTCCTGAGGGTTGAGAATTTTCAGAAAATAAAGAAAATGGTATAAAATAAATACTATTATTATTACTTGAATGCATATTATACTGTGAGATATAATTAAAATATTCAACATCTATATTATTTTTAAATGGTAAATTATCAATATTAATACTAATATTATTTAATATTGGAATTGTATCTTTATCTAAACTGTAATATATATTGTTTATATTATTTGGTTCATTTTTAATACCATTATAATTATAAAATAATTTTAAATTTTCAGTTAAATATTTTGACTTAATTATAATATAAATACCAGATACTGGATCGCTTAACTGTAATTTAATTACAGTATCATATTGATTATCATCTGTATTAAATATAGAATTAATATTTAATGTTGTTTGATATTGGTTTACTATATTTATAATATTATAATAATTATAATCATAATTCATAATTTTATATTTTTCATCATTATCTAAAAATAAATATTCATAAATTATTTTAGTATTATTTATTTTAATATCATTTATGTTAGGATAATCTGTATATATACAATCTTGTAATTTTCTAAATGATATATCTAAATGTATATTTTCATGAGTTAAATATAATAAAGGAAAAAATAAATTATTTTTTCTATTAAACCAAAATTTTAATTGTAAGAAAATATCATATGATGGTTTTTCAAAATTATTATAATCTGTTAAATCTGTAACATCTCCGTATAATATATCTAATCCATTTTTAGTATTTATATTTGATGTTAATTCATTCCAAATATTTATCCAATCCGCATATATTGTTTCAATTTTTTTATTATTAATACTAATAGATGCTTCTTTAATTATGAATAATCCAATTTTTTTTATCCAAGCAAAATTATAGTTATTATTTAATAATTGATTTTTTTCTTGTAATAAACTATTATATTTATCATAATAATTTAGTTTATGTATTATATTTGTATTATTAATAATTATATCTAATTTATTGTTAATAATACGAATATCATTAACAGATATAATTTTATCTATATCATTATTATGTAATGTATTAATATAGTTAATTATAATTAATATAATATTTATATTATCAGTTAAAATATTATCATTTACATTTTGTTTTACCTCATTATAATTGTTTAATTCTTTTTCATTAATAATTAAATTATTTATATATTCTTTTAGTTCTAAATATTTTAAATTATTTTCATTTAATTTATTTTTAATTAATCTAAAACATATAAAAACATTTTTAGTATAAAGTTCAAATTTTGTTAAATTATTTTCTGCTATTAGTAAATTTGTATTTAAAGTAGATAATTCAGTAGCATTAACTGCAGTAATTATTGTATCTGTTAATTTTAAATTAGGTAAAGTTAATTTTAAAATAATATTATTTAAATAATCACCATAATTTGTATTAATATTTAATCTAATATTATTACCAAATATATTATCTGATATATTAGTTATTAAATAATCTTTTGAAAAATTAGTATGTCTTTTATATACATGTGTAAATAAATTAATATCTATATGTGATATATTATTTTTTCCATTATTAACTTTAATCATTGTTGATGTCATAATTATATTATTATAACTACATATTTAAATAATATAATTAAATTGAAGGTATAAATTCCCATTTTAAATGATTACAGATATTTTTCCATAAAATATCTTGTTCTTTTAATTTTTCTCTACTTTTTAACATTGGAAATAATAATGCAATATCATCTAGTTCTAATAATTCACAAAATTTATGTAATGTATAAGAATAACTTAAAAAATTTTTTCTATCTTTTGGGCAATATATATTAAAAGGTTCTTGTATTTGTTTGAACATTAATCTTAACTTTTCTTCATTTTCTTTTGAAATTTTTGGAGCTTTTTTACCAATTTTTGATAATATATGAGGGATATGTTCATAATATTTATTATATCCTAATAATTTTAATATTTTTCTCATTTTATCAATTGTAATTTGATCTTTTTTTATAATTCTTTCTTTTTTTAATTCTATTGAAATTTTTTCATATAATTCTTCTGGTATATCAGTACTTTCTTTACCTTGAAATTGACTTAACCATTCATTAAAATGATTAATTCTTTTATATGCATAAACAGAATTTTCATTTGATGATTGTTTATATGATGATTTATCGCCTTCAATTATTAATTCTTCACAATAACCACAATTTATACAACTAAAACATCCATTTGAAACATGTAATGTTAATTCATTATTATTACATTCTGGATTTATACAACATCTTATTTTAGCTGATGTATAATCTGTATTTATATTATATACATTTTTTATATATTTATTATGTAATTGACTCTTAGAATTATCAACTATATTATTATCAAACATTTTATCAATTTCCATAGTTTTATTATATAATTTTTTATCTTTTAAAGAATAATAATCTAGTAATATATCTAGTGATTTATCAAAGTATTCTATTTCATGATAATTATTATTAATTAATTCTAGTTCTTCTTTTAAAGTATCTATTTTATATATATAATCTAATTTAATTTCTATTTCTATTGCATCATTATCTTTAATATTATTATAATCATTAATTAATTTGTTCAATTGTTTAGTTTTTTTAATTTTGTTATTTTTATTTTTTACAATTTTATTAATATTATCATTATGTAATTTATCAATTGTTTGTGTTTGTGTATTATTCATATATAAAATATACTTATAATTTTTTTAAATATAAGTATGTTTAAAGAATTATTATATAAAAATATAAATTATATATATATATATTATGAGTGGAGCATTATTTCAATTACAAGCTACAGGACAAGAAGATATGTATTTAACAAGTAATCCTGAAATAACATTTTTTAAAACTACATATAAAAAGTATACAAATTTTGCGATTGATACATTAATTAATCCAGTTAGTGGTACCTTAGGATTTGGTAATGATATAATATGTGAATTACCTAGAAATGGAGATTTAATATCTAAAATTTTTTTAAAAATTGAATTAAGTGCATCAACTAATAATATTAATGGTAAATGGGGATGGATTAAACAAATAGGTCATAATATTATTAATAAAGTAACTTTACAAATTGGAAATAGAAAAATAGATAGTATTGATAATATTTGGTTAAATATATGGCACGATTTAACAAAAAAAGATAGTCAAGAAGAAGGTTATAATAATTTAATTGGTAATACTGAATTTGCTACTAAAATTGATTATGCAAATGGTACTAGTCAAGATAGAAAAATTAAATTATTTATACCTTTACATTTTTATTTTACAAAAAAATATAATTTAGCACTACCAATTTTATCTTTAATTTATAGTAAGGTAAATTTAATTATAAATCTTAAGAATGAACATTTATTATACAATAAATCATCACATAGTAATTTTACTGTTACACCACAAATAAATAGTATGACAGTTTTAACTGATTATGTACATTTAGACACTGTAGAAAAAAATTATTTTAGTTCTAATCCATTAGAATATTTAGTAGAGCAAGTATATTCACATTCTCAAGAAATAAATAATAATGAAATGAATATAATTTTACCTTTTAAACATTCAGTTAAAGCATTATTCTGGCAAATATTATCAAATAAATATATAACAAATCAAGTATATTTATCAAATGATGCAGAAATAACTACTAAAAAAATTATTTTATCATTTTTTAAAAATGATAATAATTTTAATTTAGGTAGTACTTTTACTATAATAAACAATACAAATGAAGATATTTTTGATATAGATACTCATATAAGTAGTGAATATAGATTTCTTGTAAATAGTAATAATAAAACTTTAAAAGAAATTATTTATAGTGCTTATGTTAATAAATCAAATATAACTCATGATATTATAACTTTAGATGATATAACTGTTCCTGAATTATTACCTATAGAAATTATTTCAGAACCTATTAATATTCTATTAAATAATTTATTTACTAATGTAAATATTAATAATACTATAGATGTTGTATCTAGATATGGAAGTAATTATTATTCAAATTCAGAATCTGTTGAAGAATATGATATAATATATAATGATTTTACTAATGCCGGTATATATATAGATGGAACTGAAAATCCAATAATATCTAATTTAATTACACTTGATGGTAATAATCGATTTCAAGAATTACCTGGTAAATATTTTAATTATTTACAACCATATCAATATTTTTTATCATCTCCAAAAGATGGTTTAAATTGTTTTAGTTTTGCAATACATCCATGTGAATATCAACCATCAGGAGTTTGTAATTTTTCAAAAATACAAACTGTTAATTTAAATTTTAAATTAGATCCAAAATATACAGATTTTAATAAATCTAAAATTTATATATATGCATTAAGTTATAATAATTGTAAAATAATTAATGGTAATTATAATTTAATTTATACTTAAATAATATATTATAATATATAATAATGTCTAACATACAATTATTAGCAAAAGGTGCTATAGATTCTTATTTAACTAATAATCCAGAAATATCTTTTTTTAAGACACAATATAAAAAACATACTAATTTTGCGATAGAATCATCATTAATATCATTAGATACTAATACAGATTTAATATTTAATAATAATACAAATGTCAATATACCTAGAAATGGTGATTTAATAAATAATATTTTTTTATATTTAGAAATTGAGAGTCATTGTATTAAAAAAAAATATGGATGGATAAATAATATTGGTATAAATATAATTGATTATATTGAATTTAAAATTGGTAATAATATAATTAATAAAATTGATAGTGTCTGGTTAAATATTTGGCAAGAATTAACACTAGATAGTAATAAAGAAAAACTATATAATAAATTAATTGGCAATAATTCAATAAATAATAATATTATGAAAGATAGTGAGAAAAAATCTAGAAAATTTGAGTTATATATACCTTTTATTTTTTTTTTTAATAAATCTTATGGATTATCATTACCAATTATTGCATTACAATATATTAATATATCTGTAAATATTAAATTAAAAGATTATACTTTATTAATAAATCATGAAAAAACATTAACTAAATCGGATTGGGAGATAGAACCACAAATTAATAAAGCAAATTTAATATGTGATTATATTTATTTAGATACATTAGAAAGAGATAAAATTGCAAAATCAACTCATACTATTTTAATTGAACAAGTGAAACATATAAATAAGTCATTAATTAATAGTAATGGTAATCATTATGAAAATTTAAAAATGTACAATTTAACAAAATCAATATATTGGGTGTTTAATAGTACAAAATATAATAATAATAATATAAATGATGTATTTTTAGATATAAATGAATATAATGCAACACGAAGATTTGTATTAATTTGTTTATTTCATTTATTTAATAAAAATATTAAAGCAGGTTCAAAAATACAAATAATAGATATTAATATTAATGAGATTAGTTTATTAATTATTAATACAGAAGATAATACTATAATACAGCCTGTATCTAGTATTACATTTAATAAAAATTATATTTATTATGATAATATTATAAACATATTTAGTAATGTATCAATTAATAAAACTATTAATATAGAAAATAATAATCAAAATATAGATTTTACATATATAACAATAGAAAATAATATACTTTTAGATAGTAATATCTTATCTTCAATAACTTCTGATATATTTAAAACTGTCTCATATAGTACAGATAAAAATAATATTTTTTGTAATTTTGTTAGAAATAATTTATTTGGTATATTATCACCAAACGAAGATATTAAAATACACCAACCTAATAATTATGGATTATATATAAATGAAAATGGAAATATAATGGAAAATTTTAATTTTAAAATGGAATCATTAGAAAGAGTTCCTACTTTTGATTCTAATTACTTCAATTTAGTACAAGCATTATATTATTCAAAAAATTTACCAAAAAATGGTATTTATCAATATAGTTTTTCATTATATCCAGATGAACATCAACCATCAGGTGCTGCTAATATGACAAATATTAGTAATATAGAATTTATTTTTGATATAAATGAAAAAATAAATGAAAAAAATACTACTGAATTAAATATATATACAATAACTTATAATATGCTAAAAATTACAAATGGAATTGGGGGGATAGAATATAGTTAAAAATTTGTTATATATATATATATATATTATTATAA